CTCATAGTCTTTAAATGTTACCAAACGATTTTGAGTTGTGAATTGAAGTGGTGCGGAAAACTTAATGTTATCTACACTTTCACGTTCAGAACCACCTGCCGCTTCACCAATTGGATCAATTGTAAAGTCTGTTAAATTATTACCTAGTGAGTCCGAAAGTGTAGCAGTTGCAACAAAATTATTTGCTTTGTTGGCAGCATCACCATTGGTTACAAGGTAACTTATTGATACGATAGAACCATCTGAAATACTTCTACCTATTATATCATCGCCAAAATATATTTGATAACTTTGTGCCTTATTTTCCTGTAAGTAGAAAACGGCAGAAGTTGTAGTTGCTTCCGATGCATCTGTGGCAAGAGTGAATGTAGTGAAGTCTGTATTTGCTACAGAAGGACTGACTCTTACCGTTAAAGTAGAAGTATCTACATCGGCATCAGGTATAGTAAATAACTGTTTTGGATTTGTTGCCTGATCATGAGCATATGCATAGGACACTAATTGGCCTTCATGGATTGGCAAATTTAAAAAAGAAAAACTTGTATTTGATTTTGTTACAATAGTTTCCTGCAACGTCACAAAATTATAACTTATACCATCAATGTCATCGGATAAAAAAGTAAATCCTTTTGGTATAGTTAATGTTGCAGGAGTGCTGTTGGTTGTTGATACAGTAAAATTAATATTTGCACGAGGTGCTTTAGAAGAATAAGGAACATACCCTAAAACTTTAGCATGAGAAATAACCGAATCACGAAGCAGTGCAGTATCCAAAAATGATTCATTAGCAACCATATTTAAATAGTATGCATTATAATGTGTGTTATAGGCAAGTATGTCCAACAGTATATTTAAACCAGAACCCTCAAAATCATAATCGGTAAATTCAGACTGTTGATTTAAAAATGCTTTTAAATTTTCTTTGATTGTATCAAAATCAAGTTCGGTAATTCTTAAACGATCTGCCATTTTTATCTAATTCTTTCTAGGAAAAAATCAATTGTAATTGGGTTTGGATTATTGATAATGAAAAATGTCAGTGTTACACTATATCTGTTTTCATCAGGATACGCGGTTGCATTAACAAGACTCAATGAAACTCTAGGTTCATAGTTTAAAATTGTTTCTTCAATAGCACGTTCTAATCGTGAAGAAATCAGAGGATCAACATTTTCAAATAATAGGTTACTTATTCCACTGCCTATTTCTGGTCTAAAAGGACGCTCATAGTAATTTGTTAAAATTAAATTTTTAACCGAATTGATTACCGCATATTCATTAGTATGTTTTACAATGTCCTTTTTGATAGGATGTGCTGTAAAATTTAAATCCAAATCTTTAAAGACTCTTTCGCCATTAATTATTGGATTTGAGGAAGTTATTGTTGTTGACATCGTTTATTTATTCAACCTCCAGCGAAAACATTACCAGAACCAGAAGTCAAAGTATGACCAGAATATTGATCACCTTGTCTTCCAACACCTTTTCCATTAACAAATACTGAACCAGAAAATGAAGTTAGAGGTACAGTATGTGGCACACAAGAATCTCCAACAAGAATCAGATGTACTTGACACAAATCTCCAGCACGTACTGCACCAATGCTATTCACAATAACATCAGAAGAACCTTGATCAGTAACAGTTGTGGCATCACATCCATGTCCTGTGGATATCGAATCTGTTCCTGATTTGCGAGAGACTGCTGGCATATTAGTTTAAGTCGATACGTGGTGCTTTGAGTGTCATATTACCTCCAGATGTAACTTTACATGTACCAGTAATGTCTGCTTGAAAATTTCCACCAACAGTCAGTTTAACATTTTTACGAACATCTACGGTAGCATTTCCTTCAATGAATACTGTAACATCACCTTTAACGTAAACTTGTTCGTTACCAATAACCACTTCAAACTTATTTCTTTGTATTCTTTCCGAACGATCACCTAATGGGCCATACTCAACATAAGAACCTGACCGATGATATAGGTGTATTCGTTCCGCATCTTTAGTATCATCAAACTCTAACGCATGACCTGATTCGGTTTCATATACATGGTTGTATGGATACTTAGCAGCATAGTAAGAATCAGGTTCTACTTTGGTTGCTTTTTTTGTTTTCTTTGCTGCATTAATTGGCGGTGGATAATCAGAATCATTACGTGCTAATCGTGATGTTGTGGGTTCATCTAACTTTCGTGGATAATTTTTAGCAGACTCATCAGGTTTTACAGGTGCGGTAGCAAGTTGCGAAGATGTTCTAGGATCATTAAATGGGTCTTGAGGATTTGCGGCCTTTAAAGGTATGCCTGGAAATACGCCAAGCATAACAGGTTCTTGTGCATTTTCTCCATCAATGAAAAAACCAAATACCATGTCGCCTTCTTTAGGAGCATACACTATTGGCATATTCAATGGAATATTAGGCATTGCCCAAGGCAGACGATTAGTTGGCATATCTGATTTATTTGTGCTATGCCATCCTAAACAACGAACTCGACACCTGCCAAGTTTTAACGGATCTTGTCGATCTTCAACAACACCTGTCCACCATATAAAACCATCTTTGCCAGCAAAATTTTTATTCATTATATTGCTCGTATTGAATTGTCATATTGTTTTAAAGCCTCTTTTTGATTAGAAGAACTAACTAGCGTTCTAGAATCATTTGTCGAATCTGTTGCAACCTCAATTATGGTAACATGACTACGAAATCCAATTATATGCCTTGTTCCTGTTATAATATATTTTCCACTCAAACTTAAATCAGCATTTATATCTTCACCTTTTGTTCGTGCTGAAAATCCAGAAGCATCAATGGTAACATTAAACCCTGAAGAAAGTTGGAAGTTACCAGGCATAACAATCTTTAATCTTTTCTGCATAAGATTATTCAGAATTGTTTGCCTTTGATGTAGAAACATTTCTTGCTTTTCATCTTTTGAAACTGACGTTGGATCATTCTTTTTTATATAATCACTTATTTTTCTTCTTTCCGAATTAATGCTTAATGTTCGTTTGGCATCGTTATCTGTTTTGTTTGATGTGCCATCTGGATTTATCACAGTATTGGTAATTTGTTTTTTATTACCGTGTTCCATATTTTTATATGTTTGATCGCCAGATATAAGTTTTGCTCCCATTGTTCTGGTTATAGGATCAAAACCTATAAAAGTACCAGCATCAGCACCTGAACGCAGTTTACTTATAGCATCAAACTGAGACAATACCTCAAAACTTCGTGCTTTACTTAACTCAAAAAATTCATCACCGTTACTAAGATTTTTTGGTGAGAAGTTAATATTTAAGATTGAACTTTGTGTTAGCAGTTTTGATAAAGATGCAAAGTTATATCCAGTGCGGTTAGCAAAGAAAAGAAAATCTGGTGAATTTTTAGAACTTAATGCCCTCTTTGCACACCATTCTAATGCATCTAAAGGTCTCAAATTGTTTACATTAATTCTTCTAATGCCAGATGATTTTTCAACTATTCCAATTTTACTTCTATCAATGTTTAAGTTTTGTTTTAAAATTTTTTCAACTACTTCAGTATAGGTTGAATCATAACTTTTACTTACCGTTTGCCGATCTGATTGTTTTAATTCTTCAGCAACAAAATGCATAATATATGCCTCACTGGTATTATTAATATTTTTTCTATCAGTAATGGAATATATCCTAAATGCTTTTTTAAATGAGGCAAATTCATCATCAACCATTTTTGTGATGTGTATCTGTATCACATCATCAATTAAAGTAATTCGGTCTATCAGTCTAGAGGTGTCGCTAATTAAAATATGTCCTGATAAAACTGGCATAAACAAATTGTCATATAAACTTATTTCCTCAATAAGGTTAGTTATTTGGAAAGGAGGACCACCTTTAGCATTTATAGAAACTTCCTTAATATAATATTGAGTTGATTCTATTAAATTCATGATGGACTAATTATTCTTTTAAATTCCTCAACAACACTAGGAACAAATTCTGGTTTTAATAATTTAATCTCTCGCTTTAAATCGTTACTTTCCACTTCATATTCATAATATGTTTGTTTAGTTTTAGAAACACTTTCTGTAACCGTTTTACCATTTTTTAGTGTAAGTGTTCTTGTGGTTACTGATAAATTTGTATATGTGTTAGCATCTATTTTTATTTTTTCCACAATAGTTTTATTATCTACATTTACGCCTGAGAGTTTTCTGGTAACTATTTTATAATATGATTCAACATTATCTGTGTCTAGTGCCCATTGAATTCCTGTTTGTGGTGTTGGAGAATTATTAGCACCATTAGCGGAATATTTGTTATTGATATATGTTATAAGTGTGTCCGATTTTAATGGCCAATCAAACTGCGGATCAATAATATCATTAAACAACAAAACAATCCAATGCCTTTCTGGATTGTCATAAAACTTTGAGGCAATTATTTCTGGTGTATCCGAATCTTTAATTGTATATTTGTAAAACCCCGAAGAATTTTCTTTTAATGACGATTCAAAACCAAATCGAGCAATAATATTCGTGACAGTATCAAGACTGTTTGATGTGTCGGAGTTTGTATAAAATGTTGCTGGAAAATTGTTAAAGAAATTAGCCATTTTTAAATAGCCATCCCTTTTCTACCAGCATCAGAATATGCTGCGACTCCAGGCATTGTACCGCCACTCATACCTTGAGATTTGAAATCTTCTTTTGTAATGATAGTTGTTTCTTTAAATTGTAGAGACATTTGAATAGCAACAGGCATACCAGTTCTACCTAAAGCAGCAATATTTTCACCAATAGATTCATATGCAGTCCAACCTTTAGGTGCAAAATTTACTTGAATCTGTTCAAGCACACATGTTCCGATTGGAGGTATATTTGGATTTTGTCTACCCGCATAAAAGAATTTTATATCGAATTCTGATGGTGGAATTAATAAACCCATTTGACTATTTAATCCACCTTGTAATTCTGGTGATTGATGAAAACGAAAACGATCAATAATTTTTTGTACTGAGTATGCTTCTTTTTCGCTTCTAGCATAGAAGAAAAATTCAAATTGGAATGTACGAAGTTTAGGTGAAGAATAAATCAACTCAATCATTGGATTAGTAACACCACCAGTTGCGGAGAATAATCCTACTCTACCAATATTACCTAAACCTATTTTTTTTGCTGCTTCTTGGCCTAGATTTTGCACTAAACCAGATTTAAGCGCAGCACTCATTAAAAGTTTTGGATCAGGATTATCTTTAAATTGTTTTACCAAATTTGGGGCAGCAACAAGTAGTTGTGCTAAGTTATCTTCACCAAGACCCACATCATTATACAATGCATTCGAATCAAAATTAATTGTATCTGGCATATAGAGAGCAATTGCATCATTTGTTAATTGCGTTCTCCTTAAAAACCCCAATGCTTTTTTATTCTTATCTGTTATTGATTTAACAGAATCTTCAATCGGAGTGCTGTTGCCTTCTTTGAGTTGCTCTTGTGGTTGTGGTCCTTTGACAAATGAATCAACTTTACCTGCAACTTTACCTGCAACACCACCACTACCAAATTTGCTTGTTAGCGCACCTGTCCCTTTACTTATTGCACTTGTCAAAGCACCGTTAATTCTATCAGCAAAAGTTATTTTGCCAGCAGAAACTCCACCGCCAGGAAAGTTTCGTGCCTTATTCAGTGCGTCATAAACCGCTTCCTCATCTTCAGCAGCAAATGATTGTCCACCTCTGGTGTCTGCTTTAAAAGAAGAATTTACCTGCTCACGAATAAAAAACACCATGTAGTGTCCTCTCGGTGTATTGCCAAGATCGTCTGGATATTGTAGGGTGCTTTTCTCAAAAGGTGATCCTTCAAGTGCGGCAAGAGGACCAAAATTTCTTGTTTCAATTTGATTGAATTTAATATCAGTAAGACCAAAAAATGCCATGATTGTTCCAAGTAGGTTAACTAGATAGTATTTATGTCATACTCTGGTAAATTTACGCCTAAAAATCCACAAAAATACAAGGGTGATCCTACAAAGATCATCTATAGGTCGTCATGGGAAGTCAAGGTCATGAAATATTTAGATGACCATCCAGACGTCATTTGGTGGGGTTCTGAAGAACTTGTTATACCCTACTGGAGTCCAGTTGACAATAGAAAACATCGGTACTTCCCAGACTTTGTGGCCAAGATTAAGCAAAAGAATGGTATAGTCAAGACGTTTGTGATTGAAGTTAAACCAGAGGCGCAGACTAAACCTCCAACTCAAAAACGTAAGACTAAACGCTACATTCAAGAGGCGGCAACTTATGTTATCAATCAATCCAAGTGGAAAGCGGCAACTGAATTCTGCAAAGACCACGGATGGGAATTTCAAGTGATCACAGAAAAACATCTTGGTATCTGAGATAAATACTAGATGGCTACCAAAACACTTATAGACCGTATCAAAGAATCTCTTGCCAAACAAGGCCTTCAACCACGTTCCAATGAAGCACGTATGTGGTTGAGAGCAAAAACTGGCGCATTAAATCCTACCAAAGGTAACTTGATGCGTGACAGGCAAAGACTCAAAGAAAAGTCTATGATTGGTAGAATGTACTTTTACTTTTATGATCCGAAAACGAAGGATACGTTGCCATATTACGATAAGTTCCCATTGGTTATACCAATAGAACGATACCCAGACGGTTTTCTAGGACTTAACTTGCATTACATTAGTCCAAAGCAGCGTGTACTTCTTTTAGATAAGTTAAGCACATTACTTACCGACGATAACTACGATGAGAAAACTAGACTCAGAATTAGTTATGATTATCTGGCACGGGCATCAAAAATGTATCAAGCGAAACCTTGTATCAAACGATATTTGTATAGTCACATACAATCTAGATTTTTAGAAATAACCGCAGATGAATGGGATATTGCCGTCATGTTACCAGTCGAATCATTTGCCAAAGCAAAGAAAAACAAAGTGTGGTCAGAATCAGAGGATAAATTTTAATGGCGTTTTCACCAAATTCATTTCTATCAAACATAAACGGAAAAGGTGGTCTAGCACGACCTG